TAGAAAACCACCATCGGAAGGAACGCCGATAGACATACCGGAAGCTGCTCTGGACTCACCAATTCTCAGGCGCGGGTCCATGTGACCATTCGGTGTACCAGCCCGCATAACTGCCGCAAGTTGCTCGCCGAAACTTGAGAAACGATCTTTATTCTCTTGTGCTTTTACAGCAGTCGCGTTGCTTGTATCATTAGCTGCCGCAGCTTCTTGAGTGATACTGCGTCCAGAAGAAACCCTATGAGTTGTCCGATCTGACCTTTCAAGAGTTGTGATCAATTGCTCAACAACCAACATCTCGTCCATTATCTCGTTCATTACATCAACTTCCTCAATATTGGGGTCGCGACTTTCATGAACACAATTAGTTTTAATTTCGGCGAGCCTTTCATTCAGGTCACCAAGTCTTTCCTTGTACTCTGTTACAGTTTTCATTAGAACTCCTTTGAAAATTTAAAGTTAAAATTATCCGCGAAGAACTTTCGCTATTTTCTTATCCAATAATTGCCACCGATCCTCTGCTTTGCGGGCTCGCCCATCATCGCTCAAATCGTCTTCTATATCTACAGCCGCATCCGGTGGCTCGCCATCCGGTTTGGCTGTTGAAATCTCTTTTACTATTGTATATTTTTCTCTCTGTTCATCTGTCAATTTAGGCATCAATGTATCGATTATCTTAATAGCCGCAGCCTGCGTCTCTTCCGGTTGTTCAGCATTTAAATAATCCCGCAGACTCACATTCAAAACATCCTCATCAGTCGCCGGTTTAAATACCGTTTCTTTTGCTTTATCCATACTCCGTAAAGCAACAGAGGTATCAGGATATGCTGGGAAAGTCACAGGGGATACATCAAAAAGCTCATCCACTTCAACAATAGTCCTTGTGGCCGGTTGATCTTTCTTCTCCCCATGCAAATTATCCCACTTATCTTCTTTGACAATAAAGCCAAACGACTGCTGGGTAATATCGCCACGTTTAATAGGGGCGAGCACCAGGTCCCGGATTATCTGAGTGTCAGGTGGATCGATCTCCATCCACAATCCGTTCATATCTTCCTTAATTGTGAGAGTACCATTTGACTGACGGCCAAGAACGAAATTGGAATCATGGTTAAAGAGTCCGCGAACGTCCGACTTGCTTATTGCCTTTCTAAAAGCGCCAGCCTGAATCCGCTCCTTAAAACCACCTAAATCTTCTGACCACTTGCCAAACACCGCAGCATAGCCAGTAATTTTCGGACCCATTCCATCAGCTCGCTCCTCAACATTCAGCTTGTCAAACTGAAATATCCGGTGTTCCTTTACTTTTTTTCGTATTTCTTCGCTTTTTTCCATGATTTATGTCCTCTTTAGGTTTAATTTCCTCTTTTTTATCAATTTCAACCTGATTTTCTTCTTTTACTTCCTTATCAGAAGCAGCAACCGCTTCCGTTTTTTCTTCGTCAGAAGTAATAATTTCTTCATCTTCTGTCCCTTCATCAAATGGGCTTTTCATAAGATCAATTTTATCAGAAGCAACCTTGATCTCTATAACAGGTTCCAACTCCTCAACCTCAATTGTCTCTACTCTCGCCTGGTGCCATGTTCCGCGCATCTCATAAGATACTTCAGGCAGCTTCTTAGTTATCACCTCATCCACCGGCAACCGATCTCCCTGCAAAGTAAGTTTCATTTTTCCGTTTTTGCTCGGGTACTCCATTGCTATTACATTAAGACCGAAAGGAATCTTTAAAGCCAGAAAAAGTTCTGCTTTATCTACATATGCTATTGCTTTTTTCATAATCTTTGCCCCTTTATTTAGTTTTTATGCCGATATATAACAATCACATCCCTGATGTAATGGCGGATGCGTTACTATTCCACTGATAAACATTGGCCTTTCTGCCCCTTTGGGTTCAAATTCTTCTCCCCCTTTAAAAAAGCTCTGACCTTGCTTGATTGCTTTGCCATTTAACTCCAAACAATATGGGCAAGTCTTTGCTCCTCTCGCTCGCCAGTAACTTTTATATCCATAAGAGAAAAATGCTGCCTGTGCCATGAAGCTCGCAAGCCGAACAGATTCATTGTTTGCAATTTTTGTTGATCGCTTCTCTTTCCATTCATCCAACCGTTCAGTAACAAGTTCGCTTATGCCCTCACTATTATCGGCAACAATCTTTGTAAGCTGTCCAACAGAACTTCCAACATGCCGTCGAGCATAAGCACTCGTATAGCTATTAATCTCAATCAAAACATCGTCAGGAGTCTCTTCAATCTTCTTTCCTACCTCTAAAGTCGCTTGATTATAAACATCCTCTGAAAAAGCCTTAAATACAGGCCCGATCTTAGAAACAATGTATGCCTGGAATCCATCGTAAGCTCTTTCAATTTCACCGATAGCACTTTTAAAATGCTTTACTACTAAACCTGTCTCGCGAAAAACAATCCTTGCCGCCGCTTCTTCGATCAACGGATAATATCGCTTTGCAATTCGATCTCGACCCTTTATGCTTTTCTGTGCCCGAAGCTCAATATGCTTATTTGCCCATACCTTGACTTCCGGTTCCGGTTCATCAACACCCGGAGGTTGTTCTCCCGGTGGATTCTCTAATGCCGGTTGAACAATGGGTTCAGGCTCTTTATCGATGTCTTCCAGCGGCATTAGATTCATTTGTATGTATGTCTTATCGGCATAGCTGGTATCAAGCGGGTCTTCATCTTCAAAGGCCCGAATCTCATTGGGTGTAATCGTACCCAAGTAAAACCGCTTTGTATAATAATCAGCCCTGGCAGCAGAAGAACCTCGCAGCAAGCCCTTGACATTATGTTTAAAGTAATACCCGAGACGATGTTCTTTCTCAGTCAATAACTGGATATTGTAATTCTGCTCAATAATCGTCAGCCAAGGCACCAAGCACGACACCACATATTCTGTTTCCTGTTCCTCAATGTTTGAAAATGTTGAGCGGGTCAGGTCTTTTAACTTATGCGGCGGCATATTAAACCAGCGAGCAATCTCTGGGACTTGAAACTGCCGGGTCTGAAGGAATTGGGAATCGTCAGGACTAAATCCTAACTTCTCAATTTCCATACCTTGCTCAAGTATCATCCAACGATGAGAGTTATCACTCCCTGTGAAACCACTAAGAGAGGCAGCAAGATTCTTCTTTGCATCTGGCCCCAATGCTCTCGGGTACTTAATCGCCCCGCCCATGTTGGTGTTAGATCCAAAATATCTTGCTCCAAATTTTTCAGATGCTAATGACAATCCAATAGACTCCGCTGCCTTACTGATCACCGAATACCCCATAATACCATTATAACCAAGTCCTGAGATATGGAGAATGTTTTCACGAGGGACAGGAATGTCATCATTATCTACCTTTATATAATAGATTAAATTCCCACCACTCATTCTCGGAGTTACACGATCCGGTGTTAGTGGCCAAAGCTCAATGACATTATTCATCTGATCTCGGACGATTTCAGCATACTGATTGCCCCACGATAACATATGCGCTGTCAATGTCCGGCGAACATTAATTGCAGGCATTATAGGATTCGCCCGATAAGTTAAAACTTGCAAACTGTTATGATCAGAAATTCTATTTCTTTTATTCTTAACAGTTTTAAAAAGTCCCAATGGCAAAGTAGAAATATCAGAAGATATAATATTTATAGCTGCATAAACTGCTGCAAGATTTAAAGCTGAGTATTCATCAACTCTAACACCGGACTCGGTCTGTCCAGTACCATATAGATTCCAAAGAGCAGGGTTCCAGGATTTCGGATCTGATAAACTCAAGTTCCTTTTAATTTTATCTGCAACATACCATACCGCCAATTGCACCTTTTCAGAAATACTATATTTGCTCATAAGCAATTAGCCTTTTTGATGGCCCAGAATCGGAGATCCATTTGAAAATCAGACTCGCTGGCATTAAATGTTGACATCCCATATCTATAAAATTGATTCCAGTCCAAAGTTTTATAAAGATCCATCTCACAAAAATTCCGGTAGTAGTTTTCCCATTCAGGACCCATCTGAGATGTACCCGACTGATCAGGAGTTGTTCTTTTAGTTCCATGCTCCGGCCAAGTTGAACAAGTTGAAAAAAATAAAAGTCCCACAGGTTTTAAAAAGGTAAGCATTGCGCAAAGTGTCTGTCGCCAATATATATCGTGCTCCAACGCATTTGTTGATAAGACAACGTCAAATGGTGCGGAAGGCATATACTCATGCGCAATGCTTACGACATCGACATTCGGCCCTGACACTACGTCAAGTCCAATATACTCACAGTCATCAAATAGATATCTATTGTTACCGTTAATATCCAACGACCCGATATCCAACACCCGTTTATTCTGAAAATAACTTGGAAAATCTTTTTTAATCTTTTCGCACCATACTATCTGAATCGGATGAGCCATTATGTCCTTCTTAATACAAGCAAGCCATTATTGTTTGTAAATACTTCCTTGACTAACCAATGCGAATTCTCCAACATAAATTCATCAATAGCTGCCATGATACCAGGCTTCAAACAATCTTCTCCGCGCTCACCATAAGTAACAGTATCGTGAAACATCAAATATTGTCTTGATTTATTTCCATGCAGAAATAATTCTTTTTTCAATTGACCATAACTGTGAAAGGTATCAAAGAAAATAAGATCAGTTTCTTCAATCTCTACTTCTAAAATATCGGCTCGAATAAATTTATAATCAAGTCTATCGGGCCTCTCCATTCCAACCATTAACCGTTGGTGAATATCGCATAGATCAATATCGTAACATCTCAAAATTTTAGGATTCGCATACCACCAAGCAACAGTAGACCGACCATTCCTCACCCCAAATTCTGTGATATGATCAACCAACTTTCCATATTTCAACAGAGTCGGCAAATGCTCATTGATGTCAGAACCGACACTCTGGCACAACATCTCATATGTTTTGGAAAGACTAATCATTTTTTGCCCCTTCAATAAATTCGTCTACATTTCCGCTTTCCAGTAATGGAATATATCTGCTTATCTTTTCGTAATCCCAATCCCACCACTTGATTTTTAAAAGCTCAACAATCTGATCATCCATAAAACGAAACTTAATATATCGAAATGGATTGCCAGCAACTATGGAATAAGGCAAAACATTATTTGCTACAACAGACCGAGCACCAATCACAGCGCCATCCCCAATTGTAACACCTGACATAATCGTTGCCGCTCTACCAATCCAGACATCGTTGCCGATTGTTATATCACCTTTTGACTTTGGATGCCCCTCAGTAGCTTCTCCATTCAATGTACCAAACGGATAAGTTGAAACCCAATCATGACGATGTTCGCCACCAAAATAAATCTCAACTCCTGCACCGATAGAACAAAACTTACCAATCTTTAAATGGCAATCATTCTTTTTACCCCAACGTAAAAGAACCGGATCACCATAAGTGAAATCACCAACGTCAATAAAATCATAATCCTTATACTTTAAGGCATTGTTTCCGAATTTATTTACATCAAGTTTAATCACATGAACAAAATCCCTCGTTCTTCATAAACCGATGCTTCATGTTGATGCCGGATTGCCCGATCAAGCCCCATAAGTAAAGCCACAACACCATCAATCTTTTCAGTACTTTTCTTTTTATCGGGTTTAATGTTACCTGCCGGATCTTCACTCATTATAACATTACTCATCATCCAAGACAATACTGGATTGCCACCATGGGCTATTTCTCGCCCCAGAACAAGCCGTTCAAGCTCTTTTGCCGGAGAAGACATAGAAGCATACCCTTGACCAAAACGAACCAAGCAACGAGCAATCTGCTCATCGTCATC